GCTGTTTCTTCCGCTTGCGCAAACATACGAGCGAATTGCTCGGTAAGAATTGACTCGATGCTGAAGCCAGCGCCACGAGCAGGAGCGTCTTCTGCGAGTTCGTTCGATACCTTGACGAGTGCCGTCAACTTCGCTGGTGTCAGTGTGACCTTTGCGTAGGTTGGCGAAACATCCGCAATCGTGCCCGCTTCCGCGGCCCAACTTGCAGAACCAGTGGTCGATTCCACGGCCCATTCTCGGGCGTATGAGCCAATGGTCACAACTTTGGTCAGTTGACGGATAGCACACATCGTCTTGAGTTTGGTGGTGATCGCATTGTGAAACTCAAGTGGTGGCAACACTGTGCCGCCTGAAGCCTCGCTGATTGCGCGGATCTCCATTGGGTTGGTGTACTCACCGTTACGGAGGTATGAACCCCAAGCGTTGCGATACTCGTCGGTGTCGGTGTTGCGTGCAGACTTGTTGCTTGCATTCTCGATGCCAGGCAGATTGCGAACCTGCTTAGGAGCCTCAGGAGCCTCAGCCTTGAAACCCGCGCCAACATTCATCAGTTCGTCACTGCGTTGTCGTTGCGCTGTCAGTGATGCGTATTGCATCTTCAACGCGCTGTACTTCGCTTCGAGAGCGTCTGACATGCCTTCGCCGCTATCGTTAGCGTCGTCGCACATCTTCTTCATTTCGGCGTACACAGCGCCCATCTTTTCTACTAGTGCCTTGTATCCACTATCGTTTGCCATGATAAAAATCCTTCTTGTTGTGTCGAGCGAGAGTCGATCACCTCAACGCTGAGGCAACAGACACGCACGCTCGACGGTGAATGTCTGTGAAATAATTCATTAGCCGCGATACACGCCGTATGCGGCATTGATGTCTGTGAGAACGCCCGCGCATCGCATTGAAACGACGAACGCTGTTTGATTGCTTTCGCCGAAGGTCTCCACCAAGCGCGTGACTTGCACGCCTTCGGTTGTTGAGAAGAATGTGTAGCGGGAGAGGTCGCAGAGGATTGCGAAGTATTCGCCCGCTTGAATGGCATTTGTAGTGCCTGCTTGCCCTGGGGATAAATCTGCCCACACAAAGGGGCGAGCAAAAACTTTCTGATCCTCGATGAACATTGGATTGGATTGATTTGCGACCCCCATCATTGCTGAACCAAAACCGCGATTAACTTGCGTATTAAAAATCACGGTGCATCTGTTCCAGTAGGAAGGTTGCAAAAGATCTTGATTGCATAAGCCCATCAAAGCGCCGATGCCGTTTGTTGACTGCGACCAAGTTGCATAAGACCCGCCGAGCACAGTCGTCGTCGTAGCACTTCGTGCGCTGTATCGCTTCAGCGTGCTTGCCAATCCGTGGCAAGAGTCGGAGCCGAGAGCCGTGCCTGTACCCGCAGTGACTGAATCAGTCGCATTGCCGAGCATGATTTGGCGATTGATTTCCTTACCGATGTCTTGCGCGGCTTGGCGCACAATCCAACTTTCAACGCTGGCATCGCCTTGACCCGCAGAGTCTTCGAGCAGTTCGTTTGACACTTTGACCATCACGCTAATGCGCTTGAGCGCAAGAGTGGCCGTGGTTGATCCTGTGGTACTTGTGCCGGGTAGCGCAAGTGTTGGAACTACAACTTGTGTCGCCGTTGTCGTTGCGTCAATCAGCGTGCCCGCTTCGCCGGGATTCTTCTGCACATTTAAGCCGCCCATCGGGCTGCGTGTGCTTGTAAGAATTGGCACGCTCACGGTCGAACTGTTCACGATCATCTTGCTGACTTGGCTGTACACAGCGTCGTCACCGAGCATCTCGTTGAATTTGTTGGCGTAGATGGTTGGGAATAAAACCGTTCCTCCGCTCGTCTCACTCAGAGCACGGATTTCGGTGTCGGTCATCGAGCGTGCGCCACGCTTCATGTATTGCGAGAAAAGGTGGCTGTAGTCTTCGCTGCCACGGTCGAGTTGGTTCTTGTTGGTCATTCAAAACTCCTTGCGTGTATAAAAGAAAACACGCAGCAAAATGCGGAAGGTCTAAGTACGCATCGGGCCAGCGTGCTCTCGGGGAGTTCGCGGAAGTCCGCTCTCGTGATCGATCGCCGTCAGGCAGCGTCGGTCGAGGCTCTATTCAGTTATGCAGCCCATTATCGCAAACGGATTTTCGCTCGCAAGGGGGCTAGATCAAAATTGTGGAGGAGGCAGATAGATCTTTGGCTTCTTGGCTTTCGGTTGCTCGGCTCGGGCTTCGACGCTGGTTGCGGGGTTGGCGGGAAATGTCACGACCGACACCTCGAGCAACTTGGCAAGTTGCACGACTCGCGTGCCTTTGGTTTCGCCCTTGATCGGTGGCTCGTAGGTTTCCTTCAGGCAGATAAACCCAAATGAGCACTGCGTGACAATGCCTGCACGCACCAGCGCGTGCGCTTCCTCGCTTGTGTCAGTGTCGGGCAGATCGCACTCGAAGCACAAACCCGAACGATCTGCATAGACCTTTAGGTTGCCTGCGCTCACGCGGCCCATCGGCTTTGCCGTATCGTGGTTCCAAAGCAAAGCGATCTTGTCGCCGTCGGCTTTGATCGATGCGTCAAAGCATGTCGGCTCTAAACGCTCGTAGCAATTTCCCATGTCGTATCGCTCCCAATTCGCGGCGATGCCGTTGAGTCGCAGCGGCTCACCGGGCTGTGGTTCGGTTTGTTCGATGCGGACTGCGCCAGCCTTGCGGGTTTCGATGTTGCTCATAGTTGCTCCTTGTTGGTTTGAATGAGTTCTTGAATCAGGCGCGTGGCGAGTGCCACGGCCGTCTCGGTGTGTCCTGTGAGATGCCAGTCTGCATTGCGTGCCTCGGTCTTGATCGACTCTGCGAATGCGTTGGCGATGGCAATGCCGTCGCTTGCGCGGTCACTGTGACCTTGCAGCACGAGAAGCCCGCGCATGATCGGTGCGATCTCGCTGGCGATGCGTGCGACATCGGGTATCCACTTGGATACCTTTTCTTTTGTACGGCATCCTTTGAGATACTTGGCTTCTGCTTCACAGCATCGAGTCATCGCTGAGAGTGCGGAAGGAAAGAATAAGTCAACTGCACGATCAAGCGATTTAGTTTCAGCTGATACGGTGGGTGCTGTTGGCGGTGCAGCCTTGACTACATTCGTTCCGTTAAGAACCGTAGCGATCGCATCCTGCGACAGTGTTGGGAACGCAGTCACGATCAACGCCTTGGCTGCATCCTTGGTCACAAGACCAGTCGAGAAGTTCGCCAAGATCGTCAAGATCGCAGCGACTTGTGCGCCGTTGAGTCCTTCGCTTGCAAGCGTCGTGCTTGCATCACTTGACGCTGGCACAACATCCGACTGCGGCGGCTCAATCTGTGTTTCGGTTTCAGTGGGGACATTCGGCGAAACAGGTGCAGCCGCAGTCGGAGTGCTCGTGTTCAGAGGCAAGCGGATCGACTCGCCGCCTTCGACGGCAGGCAATCCTTCACGCGCTCTGATTTCGTTGGGTGTCAAGATGCCGTTAGTGACAGCAACGGCATACGCGCTGAAGCGAGTCGACATGTCGCCGCGCAACAGATCATCGAATGAGATGCGGGTCGTCACATCGTCGCCACGCTTAATCAACTTGCGATTGACTTCTTGCTCGAGTCGAGCAGCCCAACCCGCCAGCGTGCTCTGCACAAAGACTGCGTTGGCTTGCTCGGCTGACGAGTAGGACACGCCGTCGTTGTCGCCGACGCGATGCGAAGGCACATTGAATGCGGCCGCGATCTGTTGGCGGCAGAACTTCTTCATTGAGTCGAGGTCGCTGTCTTTGGCGTTGGTGCTGATCGCGTCGAACTTCAATCCTTCTTCCAAAATTGCAATGCGTCCAGCATTTTTAGCACCCGAATGCACGCGAGAAAATGCTTCTCGCAATCTGTTCGCACCTTCCGCGCTCAGTCTGCCCGGCATCGAGAGCACGCCAGCGGGTCGACAGTTGTTGGCAAAGAATCGAGATGTAAACTCCTGTAACTCCAATTCCATGCCGATCAGGTCTCTCATGCGGTGGATGGCCGCTTCGCCGAGCATGCCGTCTGCGCTTGGCCCGACTACATGGAGAATGTCGTAGGGTCTAAACTTGCGTTGCTTGATTTCCTCGGATGCCTTCTCGTCTGCCTTGCCTGTCCAGTATTGGTAGTAGG